TGAGGATTCGGTGGCTATTGGTGACGGTGCTGGTTATACTAATCAAGGTAATAATTCAGTAGCTATTGGAACTTTTGCTGGACTGACCAATCAAGCCAACAACTCAATCATCATCAATGCCACTGGTAGTGTGTTGAATCAAACCCGAGCCAACACATTCACAGTGGCACCGGTTAGAAATGATGTGTCCACAGCCAATGTGGCCCAGGTCATGTTCTACAACACCACTTCAAAAGAAGTCACTTATGGCAATGTCATAAGTGTAGCTGGCAATATCAGTACGCTCGGTAACATCACAGCGGCCAACATAAGTTTAACTGGCAATACGGGATTCCCTGCTAATACTTTAACGGTACAGGCCTGGGCTCGTGTAACAATTGGTACAACAGCATACTGGACACCACTGTATCAGTAGCCTAACCATTTGACCTAGTCCAAAAATTCTGCTATACTAGCAAGAATGTTAAACTCTATTCAAGACGCAGTCCTACAGATACTTCCTGCAAAACGCAAAACATCAGCTTCGGGTTGGATATCGTTTAATGCTGTCTGCTGTGACCATAATGGTGAAAGCCGAGATACTCGTACTCGTGGTGGTGTCACTACCAATCCAGATGGTGGCATAAGCTATCACTGTTTCAACTGTAATTTTAAAACAGGCTATCAACCGGGTAGACATTTAAGTTATAAGTTCCGTAAGTTACTCAATTGGTTAGGTGCAGACGAAGGTACGGTTAAACGTTTGGTCATTGATGCTATTCGTATTCGAGATTTAGTAGCACCAGAACAAATTATTGAAGCAGAAGCTGCCGAACCTATTGACTTTAAGCCAAGGGCCTTGCCCAATGAAGCACAGTCATTTCATGCACTGAGTAATTTCTATACATTAAAAGATGACCAAGACGTGCCAGCTGGGTTTCAAAGTGCTGTAATATATGCGGCCACTCGTAAACTAGATTTAAATAAGTATGATTTTTATTGGACTCCGGAAACACAGTACAATTTGCACAAGAGAATTATTATACCATTTACTTGGCGTAATGAAATTATTGGCTACACAGCCAGAGCCATAACAGATGAAGTAAAACCCAAGTACCATAACAACCATGAACCTAACTACGTTTTTAATGTTGATCGACAGTTACATACAAGCAAGTTTGTCATTGTATGCGAAGGGCCATTCGATGCAATCGCTATTGACGGCGTTGCCATCTTAGGCAATCATTGTCACGAACAGCAAGCAGATATCATTGACAGTTTGTCCCGAGAAGTTATTGTAGTGCCCGACACAGATAAGGCTGGCCGTAATTTGGTCAAGCAGGCTCTGGAGTATGGATGGTCAGTGAGCTTTCCCACGTGGATGAGCAAGCACAAAGACATCAACTCAGCAGTAACAGAATATGGCAAGCTGTTTGTATTAAAAAGCATCTTGGCCGCTAAACAATCGAATAGATTAAAAATTGAGTTACACGCAAAGAAACTATATGCTTAATACCATACAAGGTTTTCATTTAGAACTTACTAACATGTGTACATTAAAGTGCCCTAGGTGCGCTCGTACACAGTTTATTGAAAGTTTTCCTTCTAAGTGGGTTAATAAAAATTTAAATCTTGAACACTTAAAACAATTCTTGGATATTGACTTAACCGATAAAACATTTAGATTGTGCGGTAATTATGGAGATCCAATATACTACAAAGATTTGTTTAAGTTTATTAGTTGGGCCAAACAAAAAAACGCCAATATATTTCTAGTAACCAATGGCAGTTATCAAACAACAGACTGGTGGCATGAATTAACTTCTTTATTAGACGATCAAGATGTTATAGAATTTAGTATAGATGGGTTACCAGAATCTTTTACCAAATATAGAGTAAATGCCGATTGGCCTAGCATAGAACAAGGTATTAAAATAGTAACTAAAGGACTAGCAAAAACAACGTGGAAATTTATTCCTTTTAGTTTTAATGAGCACGAAGTTGAGCAAGCCAAACAGTTAAGTAATGATTATGACATTACAAATTTTTACGTACAAAAAAGTTATAGATGGGAAGATGAAAATGATTGGCTCAAACCGGCACAACCAATATTGTTTAAAAACAAAGTAGATGATTACTATAATAACAATATCGAAATTGAACCAATTTGTATAAAAAATAACAATGAGCATTACATTAGTGCTGATGGATTTTATATGCCTTGTTGTTTTGTTGGCGACTATAGATTTTATTATAAATCGGAATTTTTTAAAAATAACAAAATCTATGATATAAGTAAAACTACTATTACAAAAATATTAACGGAAACAGAATTCTTTAAAACAATCAATGAAACACGCCCAAATTATTGTATATTGAATTGCTCTAGGACATTATGACTGAATACACACCAGAATTACAAAAGCTATTTTTAGAAATGATGATGCAAGATGCACAAAGTTATGTGCGAGTGCAAAATATCTACAATCCAGAAAACTTTGATCGTAGTCTACGCCCTGTAGCAGATTTTATTAAAAATCACACTACAGAATTTAAAACACTTCCCACATACGAACAAATTAAAGCAGTAACTGGTGTAGAACTACGTCCAATTCCAGACGCCGGCGACAGCCACCAAGACTGGTTCATGAAAGAGTTTGAACTTTTTACACGTAAAGAAGAACTTAGCCGTGCTATTCTTAAAGCCGCAGACCTACTAGAAGAAGGTGATTACGATCCAGTAGAAAAACTAATCAAAGATGCAGTACAGATCAGTTTAACTAAAGACATGGGCACAGATTACTTTGCTGATCCCAAAGCACGTATTGATCGATATTATAACAGTGGCGGACAAGTAAGTACAGGATGGCCCAGTGTTGACAAGATCTTGTATGGTGGATTTAGTCGCGGTGAACTTAATATTTTTGCCGGTGGATCAGGTTCGGGTAAATCCTTGGTTATGATGAACATAGCACTCAGCTGGCTACAAGCAGGATTGAGCGGAGTATATATCACTCTAGAACTATCCGAGGAATTAACTTCGTTGCGTACAGATGCAATGTTGTCGGGTATGAGTACAAAAGATATTCGTAAAGATATTGATACCACTACACTTAAAGTCAAGATGGTATCAAAGAAAGCCGGGCAGTATCGTGTTAAAGGAATGCCGGCACAAAGTAATGTCAACGATATTCGCAGTTACTTAAAAGAAGTGCAAATACAAACAGGCATTAAAGTTGATTTTGTTATGGTAGACTACTTGGACTTGGTAATGCCAGTTTCAGTTAAAGTCAATCCCAATGATCAGTTTATCAAAGACAAGTATGTGAGTGAAGAACTGCGCAACTTGGCCAAGGAGTTGGGAATCTTAATGGTAACAGCGTCGCAGTTAAATCGTTCAGCTGTGGAAGAAATTGAATTTGACCACAGTCATATCGCAGGTGGTATCAGTAAGATCAATACAGCAGATAACGTGTTTGGTATCTTTACAAGTCGTGCAATGAAAGAACGTGGCCGCTATCAAATACAATGTATGAAGTCACGTAGTTCAACCGGTGTAGGACAAAAGATTGATTTAGAATACAACATTGAAACTATGCGTATTACTGATCCAGGCCCAGATGCACAAGAAGCTGGAAATGGTGGTGGGTATAGGCCGGGTGGCCCTGGCATTTTAAACAGCATTAAAGCCAGTACCACAGTAAAGCCTACTATAGACGCAGACACCGGTGAAGTATATGAAAAGGTGCCAGGTGCCAGTGTTGAAAGTAATAAACTAAAGCAAATGCTGGTAGGACTTAAAAGCAAGCAAGATTAACCAAAATCAGTATAAATATAACAAATTGGAGTAAATCTTGCAAAAGCGAGCTCGGAGCATCCTAGACGAACTAGATACACTACTAGTACACAAAGATCGTGAAAATCTTGTGGAAAGTCGTGCTAGTCATGTTATATCTGGTGCTATTAACCTTATTAATTACATACGTGAAAACTACGAACCTGCACAAGCAGATGAACTAGAACGTAGATTAATCAACAGCATTCGTACGCAAGAACCTGAGAAATTCAAAAGAGGTGTTAGGAGATTGCGCGGTGAAGATTAATGAAATTTTTGGTGGACAACGGCCTAGCAAATTTAATGCATCTGACTATACAGCAGATCAACTTAAAGGCTACAAGGTTGATAAAAGTGGCAGACTTGTAAAAGATGTATCCGGTGGACAAATGAGAAAAGATGTTCGCGCAGGCATAGGTAACCAGATAGCTGGGTACTTTGGTCGTGATACTCCACCTGTCTCAACCGCTGATAGAGGTCGAGAATTATATAATCAGGCACTTGAACAAAAAGATCAAGCATTTTTAACCAGTATAGACAGTAAAATAGCCAAGGGAGAAAAAATCACTCCCCAAGAAAAAGCTCAAGCAGATGAAATTAGAGCAAAACAAAAACTAGCACCACTGCCAGATGACGTAGTAGAACCTGTACCCACAGCTCCTCCAGTTATCCCACCTGAAGGAACAGTAATTCAAGTTGCAGGGCCAGGTGGCCAAGAATATTTTAAGAGCTATAAAAACGTATGGTATATGAAACTAGGTGGCCCCAATGATTACGGCATTACCCACCCGATATCAGATCCAGCAGGTATCAAGACGCTCGACCAGTTATCCACTCGATCTGGTAAAAAAATTCCAGTTATGCCTGATGCTACTATACCAAACATGTTTGTATTAGATAGAAGAGCTAGAAATGCCGCTATTAGAACGTCAAGAAAACAACGGATGAGTAAGTAATGTATCTATATGAAGGCGGTAATGTATTTGACAACACAGGTCCTGTGGCTAAAGAAAATGTAGCTACGGTAGTAGATACGGTCAAACGAGATTTACCTAGTGGACTACAAAAACAAGTAATGGCGGACATTGGATCTGCTGGATACAAAGTTGAATCAGGAGATATCGACCTATTTCTTGATGCAAAAGCCACAATTAAAAACTTTGGCTCAGTAGATGAAAAGGCTGCCAAACAAGCACTAGCACAATACTATCAAGCTAAAGGATATGCTGTAGCTATTAAAGGGCGTAACGTTCACATCAACGTTCCTTACAAAGATGCCAAAGGCAATACCTTGTACGCACAAGTAGATTTAATGATTATTGCTGATGCTAAACGTGTAGCTGACTGGCACCAACATGGTCCACGTGGCATGTACGATGACCCTAATTTCAAAGCCAGTCATATGTACATCTTACTAAACTCAATTGCCAAGTTCCTGGGACTTAAAGTAGATGCATTTGGTGGCACAGTCATGCGCCGTGATGACAACACAGTGGTAGCCGACAATCGTAATGATGCGGCTAAACTGCTGTTAAATCCTGGTGCCAAAGCCACAGACTTAAATTCTACTGCAACTATTTTGGCCGCATTGGCCAATGATCCAGACAAAGAAGGCAAGCTGGCGCAGGCCAAGCAAGATGTGGCCAAGGGTATGTTAACACTTCCTGAGCAGGCACCACAAGCAGGCACAGCCGCTTGGTTCCGTAAACTAGGACATAACCTATGAGAATAAAAGACATTATTCTTGAAGGTGGATGGGATACAACACTTACGCAAGGCACAGTACTACATCCTAAGATTGTAGCAGTGGCCCTACAAGTAGTTGATAAGTTTGTTGCAGACTTCAACAAATTTGCACAAGCACAAGGCATTGGTGCAATTAAGCGCGGACGTCCTACAGGATCCAGTGCTTATCACGAACAAGATACCCAAGAACATCCAGATAAAGTCTACGGTGATATTGACTTACAAATGATTGCCCCAGAAGCAGAAGGTGTTAGCTTTGCACAGTTTACATCTTATTGGAATAAAGCAACTTTTGATTTTGTTCAAGCTGGCTATGCTCCTTATGTAGACACCACAGAAAGTAAACCTGGACATCCTATTTTTCGAGTAGGTGCCAATGATTATGTACAGATAGATTTTATGTGGCACCCAGAGCGACTAGCCAATTGGGGTGCTACTCGTGTAACTCCCGAACGCGGAGTTAAAGGTTTGTTAACTGGCAATATGTACAGCGTATTGGGTGAACTACTTGATCTAAGCATTCAACACGCAGGTGTGCAGTTAAAAGTAGTTGATGGACAACATGTATCTTTTAGTAAACAAAAAGGCACGGAAGTGGTTACAGTAACAACTAACCCTGCAACATTTATTCTAGATACATTTGTCTACGAAGCAAATCAGTTGGGAATTAAAAAGCCCAAGATTGCATCAATGCTAAAACAATTTCCCGGCAATGACATCAATGATGTTAAGATCAGTAAACTGGTCAATGGTGTTAAAGGATTTGCAGAAAGCTGTGAATTAAAC